GGACCCTAATGCCCGTGTGGAGATTCGTCATTGTACGAGTGAGCTTAAGGTGTCTCTTACAGCAGCCGATTTCAAGTCATGCCATGTGGCTGAGTTTGAAGAAGGTGTGGATATGATGGGTATTAGATTGCCACCACACATCAATTTGCGATCCCATAGGATCATTGTCAAACACTTCCTTAAGGATGAGGATGTGTCCAACCTGTTGCGAGGTACTAAGTCAGCAACCAGATTGGACATAGGCCGTGAGAGGGAGAACGGCAATGTTGTAGCTCAGACAACACTGAGCTCCAATGTGTTGGAGTATACCGGTAAGGTTACTGCAAATGATGGGAGCTCCTTGACTGGGCTCTTAAGATATGAGATGCAAACCAAGAGCGGAGATTGTGGCGGTGTACTTATGCTGTCTGAGAACCGGTATTATGGTGGCAAATGTATACTTGGCCTTCATGTTGCTGGAAGGTCCGACATCTTCACACGCAGTGGATATGCAACCATTCTCACATATGAGTCTGTACGTGATGTATGGCTCTCATTGTGGGGTGAGGATGCACCAAAGAAGGAGGTGTTTGACATGGTGGATGAAGTATACGGAGAAGACTTTGTTCAATTGGAGTCTAAACTCGCAGAGCAAGGGTTAATCGGTGGTTCGATTTCTTACATAGGACCAGCGAAGGAACCCGTGCCTATTGCAACGAAGACTGCAATTAAGAAGTCCATAATGCATGATGATGCTCCCTTTGGCCCGTGTCCCGTGGCTCCAGCTGTTTTGCACCCCGTAATCAAGGGGAACGAGATGGTCTATCCTATGGCGAAGGCAGTTGAAGCATACAAGAGTGAGTTGCTTGTCAAGGATCCCATTTCCCTTGAGATAGCTGCTGGAGTGGCATTTGAACCTTTGTTTGAGGTTACCAAGGGAATGTGCGCAGATGTGCTTACCTTTGAAGAGGCAGTGAACAAGGTGCCTGAGGGTATGAAACTCAAACGTATCAATGCCAAGACGAGTCCGGGGCACAAGTATAAGAAGTACGTCACACCACAATGGCCAGGTAAAACCAGATGGCTTGGCAAGGACGGTGTCACTAATATGGATTCGCCTGAGATTGCCGAATTGCGCGCCGACGTTATGCGAATAATTGATAGCGCAGAAGAGGGCAGGCGAGAGGTGCATGTATGTTTGGATTTCCTTAAGGATGAACTAAGGCCCTTGGAGAAAGTTGAGGGCGTTAAGACTCGGATGATATCAGGTACAGAGTTGGATTATACTGTGGCAGTCAGGATGTATTTTGGATCATTTTGTGCCGCTATGTTAGCCAACCCCGTCTTATGTGGTATGGCACCCGGTATAAACCACTACACCCAATGGGGCGTTCTGGCTGATA